CCTTGTACAAAACAATCTAACTGTTTACGAAGGTGGTACATTTGGAAATAGAGTTGGCGTCAAAACAGCCATACCCGCATATGATCTAGATGTCCACGGAACTTCCAATGTTGGTACATTTACCGCAACAACTGGTACTTTTACAGGTGATCTTGAAGTTGATACAAATGTTTTGAAGGTTGATGCAACTTTAGATCGTGTTGGTATAAAAACGGCATCACCCACTGGAGAACTTCATGTTGTCGGTAATGCATTTGTAACTTCAAATATTACCACAAGCTCAAATGTTATAGTGACTGGTACAGCTGTAGCTACTTCAAAAACTACCGGTGCTCTCCAAGTAACAGGGGGTGTGGGTATAAGTGGCAGTGTATATGCAGATGCAGCTTACATTTCATCAAATCTAAACGTGGATGGTACAACTCTTCACGTGGATTCCGTTTCTAATAGAGTGGGTGTCGGGAAAACCGACCCAGGATTTACATTAGATGTAAATGGGGATATAAACTTTAGTGGTGGATTAAATCAGGGTGGCTCACCATTTGTAAGTACTCCATGGACAATAGAAACAAGTCCCGATGCCTTGAGCTACACTTCGGGAAATGTTGGTATTGGTCTCTCCCCCAATTACAAACTTGACGTGGGTGGGACCTCAAATGTGGGCGTCCTCACGGCGACGAGTGTAACCGTACCAAATGACGGCGACTTTGTGATGAATAGTAAACCCATCCAGCCAGCTACAGGTCTCTATTGGGATCGGGTAAACTCAAGACTCGGTGTGGGAACGGTGTCACCAGGCACCAAACTCCATGTGGCTGGTGGTACAATCATAAACTCAGACGGTGTAGCCAAGAAAACTTATTCATACACAGGAGATTTGAGTGCTGGTCAGACAGTTGCTGACTCAACAATTAAGATTACGTTCAGCAACCATGTATTCTATGCAAAGATTGTCGCACATCTCGTTGAATCTGATAACGAAGTGAGCACACTCTCTTTAGAATGTGGTGGTGGTAACTGGTCGGCTGGAACTCCCCTCGCAATCGCAAAGGGTCCACAGGCTATATTTGGTAGCGCGAGTACAAACCCATGGAGTTCTACGGTGACAACATCGGCAACAACGGTAAGCATCAAGCCAACAACAAATATGGCTGTCGCCGGGCACTACAATGTTTTTATTGAATACATTTCCCAACATAGCTCTGGGGTTGTATCAAAAATCACAGAAGGTGCAACGGATGTTGTTACATTTGGATACTAAAAATACCTAATTTATATTTCGTGGATGCTTCCCATTTCTTATAAATTATATCATACCAGGGCGTTTCCGCGCTTCACATGCCTCAGAAAAAATTATAGTGTTACTGTAATAGATGGCGACGACCAACATACAAAGTTTTGCTGGTGATGTTGAAGTTTCTGGTGAGTTGACTGTGACGGGTCAGTTGAATTCCACAACTGGCTCCGATAAGGTTAAACTTACGGCGACAACTGCCAGTGAGACGGATTATATTCCATTATCAAGGGGTACAACTGGCGCCCAACCACTTTATACGGATTCAAACTTAACATACAATCCAGCCAACAACGTACTTGCTGCTAACCTCAGTGGTAACGTGGCAGGTAGCGTGACAGGTAACGTGACAGGTAACGTGACAGGTAATGTGTCAGGTAACGTCTCGGGTAATGCGGCATTTGCCACCAATGCGACTTATGCGACCAATGCAGGTTTTGCCACCAATGCGACCAATGCGACACACGCGAACGCTGCGAATACAGTCGCATTTACTGATCGGGATGCTAATAATGAATTAGATTATATTGCATTTGTTTCCAGTCACTCGGCGGGTGATAAGGCGTTCTATACAGATTCAAACCTGACGTACAATCCAGCAAACAATTACTTAGTTGCAAATGTACCTTATGCGACCAATGCGGGTTCCGCCACCAATGCCACCAATGCGACACATGCGAACGCTGCGAATACAGTCGCATTTACTGATCGGGATTCTGTTGCTGACATAGATTATATTGCATTTGTTGACAGTCACGCGGCGGGTGATAAGGCGCTCTATACGGATCAAAACCTGACGTACAATTCATCCACCGGCGCAATTGCTGCTAACCTCGTTGGTAACGTGACAGGTAACGTCTCGGGTACTGCGGCATTTGCTACCAGTGCGACACATGCGAACGCTGCGAATACAGTCGCATTTACTGATCGGGATTCTGTTGCTGACATAGATTATATTGCATTTGTTGACAGTCACGCGGCGGGTGATAAGGCGCTCTATACGGATCAAAACCTGACGTACAATTCATCCACCGGCGCAATTGCTGCTAACCTCGTTGGTAACGTGACAGGTAACGTCTCGGGTAGTGCGGCATCTGCCACCAATGCGACTTATGCCGCCAGTGCGGGGGCTGTTACTGTAAATACCGATTATACAAGATTTGGACGGTACGCAGGTGAGACTAATCAAGCCTATGGCTACGCCTGCGCTATAGGGTACAAAGCGGGTCAGGTGAGTCAACGCGACTACGCCACGGCTATAGGGCGCGAAGCGGGGAAGACCAGTCAGGGCGTCGCCGCCGTCGCTATAGGGAACCTCGCGGGCGTCTACAATCAACCCGCGTCGTCATTTATGATGAAATCCATCCGCGACGCCAACGGTGCTGAGTATCTTCACTATAATTCGACGACGCAAGAAATCGTCAGAGGCCAAGCCTATTCTGACGATCGTCTCAAATACAATGAGAAGGTCATCACGGGTGCCATAAAATCACTATTCAAATTGCGACCCGAAGAGTACGATAAAAAACCGTCACTCAAACCGTCACACACGGGACAATACTGGAAACGCGAATCGGGTCTCATCGCCCAAGAAATCTACTACAATGCTCCCGAGTTCAGACACATTGTCCGAGTACCCCAAACGGCTGGGGATGTTGAAAACTACACACCTCCACCCAGCGACGATCCAAACCAGGATCCCGACTATTCCATGTGGGGTGAAGATTCGCCTTCGGTCGACTATAAACAGTTCGTCCCGTACCTCATTAAGGGTATTCAAGAGATTGTGACTGAACTCCCTCGGCCCAAGACGACCGTGTCGAACGCGTGGGGGCAAAACATCACAAGTCTCATCGTCAGTGCGAACGCGAACGCCCATAAGACGAACACAACGCCCATCGTGGCCCTCTCGAATGTCTACATGGACAAGAAATGGTACGGGGTTGTTTCGGAGAAGAAGACCGATACCAACGATTACGATACACTCGTGGACACGAAGGGTGACACTCAAATTTGGGTGACGGACATGGGCGGTCCCCTCGAATCTGGAGACCTCGTGACCACCTCAAATGTGGCACCTGGCTACGCACAAAAACAAGCCGACGACCTTCTCCGAAGCTCCACCGTCGCCAAGGTCACCCAAGACTGTGATTTCACGGAACCCGCACAGCGCCCCATTCGCGTCCCCAAACGGGAACTCTCCAATGTGACATACTACTTGAGAGTGACTGAACAAGACATTAACCTCGATTCGTACGAAAAATTATTTGACACACAACGAAAGATTGAAAGGACACCCGTCTATGTAAAGGAAGTTGGTAAATGGGAAGGAGATGAACAGTTTTTCCATGGAGAAACCCAAGTAAGTGAAGAAAAATACTTAACACTCCCAGAAGATGAGAGATCCACTAAATGGATCGTTGAATTGGAAGTTGACGACTACGAAAAACTCAGTGACGAAGAAAAGGTGGAATACACACTCGGTACCAGAGAACGATGGTTCGTGTTGACTACGACTAAATCTAAAGTTCCACTTCCCGAACACGATGAAGAAATCATCGTCGAAGAACTCGTGGATGTCCTCGATGAAAACGGACAAATCGTATGGGAAGAGACTGCCAATACGGTGCCAGTGTACACCCTTGTGGATCACGGTACCTACAAGGCGGCGCTTGTCTCGGCGAAGTTGGTCTAAAGTTCCACATCCTTCGGATGTGTCCCGAGCGACGCAGTCATTCGTACATAAAAAAAAGACCTTATCAAACACCAATTTGATAAGATCCAGACTTTGTCAAGCTTAAAAAAAACTCTCGCTATACTATAAAATGTCTGGTGGTATCGCTCAACTCGTGGCCGTCGGTGCTCAGGATGCGCACCTTGTCGGTCAACCCGAAATCAGCTTTTTCCGCTCAACCTACAAGCGACACACAAACTTCTCCCAAACTGTGGAACGTCAAGTGATCCAGGGGAATGTCTCTAATGGGGGTATGTCCACCATTCGCTTTGAACGCAAGGGGGATCTCCTCAGCTATGTGTACCTTGTCCCCAATGACGGCTCCGCGGCCCAGGGATACAGTGCCGCCGACTGGCGCACAAAGATCGATAAGATCGAACTCCTCGTGGGTGGTCAAGTCATTGATGACCAGGACTCCACCTACTCCACCCTCATCGCCCCTGTGCTCTCCGCCACAAACTCTTCCAAGTCCGTCTCGGGTGACCTTTTCGGTGGTGCCAACACTTCCCGATTCTACCCCCTCCGCTTCGCGTTCTGCGAAAACCTCCAAACCGCCCTTCCCCTCATTGCTCTCCAGTACCACGATGTGGAACTTCGCATTACTTGGGGCTCCGATGCTGCCACCGATAAGTGGGATGTCTACGCGAACTATGTGTACTTGGATACCGAAGAGCGCGAGTTCTTCGCCTCCAAGCCACAAAACATGATCATCACCCAAGTCCAAAAGGCGACCGCCTCTGCGACCAAGATCCAAGAGCTCAACTTCAATCACCCAGTCAAATACTTGGCGGCTGGTAAGGCGTCGGCTCTCGAGATCCTCAATGACGACAACAAGCTCAAGCTCCAAATCAACGGGACTGATGTCGCGGACTTCAAGTTTGCGGATCCAAACTTCTCTCACGTCCCACTCTACTTCCACACCACGAATGCGGCTAATCCAGCGATCCTCAAGACACTCTTTGTGTACCCATTCTGCTTGGATGCTGGTAAGTTGCAACCAACTGGTACCCTCAACTTCTCCCGCCTTGATTCGGCTCGCATCGTGAATGACACCCGGGACTGCGATGATGACATCTACGCGGTCAACTACAACATTCTCCGCATTGAGAATGGTATGGGTGGACTTTTATATTCTAACTAATTAATAAAACACATGTGGAACCTAGTTTTCCTTCTCGCCATCGTTTTTGTATTGACGTACGATCCCAAATCCAGGACACTTGAAAAGTTTGTCGGTCAACCCACACCACCAACTCAAAAGTCTTGTGAACCTACGCATTACGAAGCCGTGCAGTTTGCTCAATCACCCTATGAATGCCCTCCCTCAGGCAGAACACACATGGGTGCTCTTACTTAAAAAGAAGAATCGCGTATAGACTATAATGATTCCAATGGACCGTGAAACCCTTATGATGATCGCCACAATTGTGGCGATTGCTGGTGTTGTCTTCCTATTTAAGGAGATGAACAAGGCTAAACAGGATGTTGAAAATCTTAAGAATTTCTCAGCCCACCTCGTGCATCGTCTCAGTGCACCCGAAGCGAAACCTACACCCGAACCTGAAACTGAAACTGAAAAGGAAGATGCCGAAGAAAATGTGGAAGAATAAACATATTCAGTTATTATAACTTGCGAATGCGCAATGAAAAAATACAAAGCTATAGCGATACCGGTCAGTTTTGCCGATGAAAAGCCTAAATTCCTCACAGTGAGGGATCGGCGTTTTAAGGATTGGATTTTTGTCACAGGGGGGTGTAGACGACGGGAGATTTTCAACCCCCTTCGCTGCGCTCTTCGTGAACTCGAGGAAGAGACCCGTGGTGTGGTTGCCCTCAAAAACGGTGAGTATACGGAGTTTAAATTTACAGTCAAAGAGAGTCCAACAGTGGATTTGGAATATAATGTTTTCATCTTTTTTGTGGACTACACCAAACCACAACAACAGACACTCGTAAAGAAGTTTTATGAAGAAAAACAAAAGACAAATCTTAAGAAGATTAATAAACAACCAATAAAGAAAACTTTTGATGAAAATGACTACATGAGTTTTGACACCCTCGAGGAGTTCAATACCCGCAAGCGATGGAAACTCATCGTGGACAATGTCCTCAGAAATCCAGAGTTTTACTCGTGTGTGAGTTCTCTCAATAGAAAAACATTCTCTATTAAGTAGAATGAAGTCAAAGTCTTACATTTTAATGCAGATTGGAGAGCTCCTCAAATCAAACAGAGGTCTCTGTGAAGAAGAAATAGAGGAATGGATTAAGGAGAATGAGGAAAAGAAAGTCTATGAACTCCTCGTCATCAAGAAAGAACTTTCTGAAAGTAGGGAATATAGAGATGTTTCTGTGATGAGGTGGTTTAGAGGTTAGACGCGATACAAAGGTATGTTTAAAAGGTGGTGCAAAGAACAAAAATTTAATAATGCAACCAATCTATCACATGTGCTCATGGACGGAGGAGTCCTTTCCGTGCCATTTGATAAATTGAACGAGTTCCACGAAAAGTATATTCAGGCTATCAGGGCTGGTGAAGAGCTCTTTGTCGTTGAACAAAAGAGTCCCATATACAACTTCTTTGTGGACATTGACTACAAAGATGAAAAAGCGCTCACGATGAATGAGATTCAAGATATCTGTAAAATCATTTGTGATAAAGTCAAACGACACGGTGGTAAGGAGTGTCTCATTTGTGTATCACCTCCCAAAACAGCTGGTGAATATATAAAAACTGGGATACATCTTAACTGGTGTGGATTTCCAGTAAATCAAGAATCGGCACTGGCACTTCGGGAACACATTCTTGTTGCTTTGTCTAAAGCAAAGGGATCTATAGATTGGAATGAAATCATTGATTCTTCTGTATATGGATCCATGCAGAGAAAAACAAAGGGAAGTGGTCTTCGGATGCCGTGGTCTCACAAAATGGCAAAACATATGCCGTGTGGTGGTCAGGGATGTGAAGGGTGTGGTGACAAAGGTAAAATCGTACAAGTCGCATACCTACCCGTATTTATATATAAATGTGGTCCACTGAGTACACTTTTAAAAATTAGTCACGACCCAGACCCAGAAATACTTAAAATGTCTTCTGTGAGAACTAATTCTATAGAATACAATACAGTTGAACCACCATCCTCCGTTATTAAGGAAGGTTCATTTACGAGCACACAGACTAAGGATGAAGTTCACGATGATGAGGTTCGGGGTCTCATTGAGGAATTTGTCCAAACACACATGGAAGGACAGGGTGATGCCACAATTACAAAACTCTTCAAACACAACGAGACATACCTCGTTTCAACAAACTCCAAATATTGTGAAAATCTCAAGAGACCACATAGCTCTAATCACATCTGGTTTCATATTAGTGGGTCTGTCATAGCTCAAAAGTGTTTCTGTCGTTGTGAAACAATTCGGGGTCGGCGTGATGGTTTCTGTAAAGACTTCTACGGTCGCAAACACAATCTTCCACAGAAAGTTATTGAAAAGTTGTATCCCAAAAAGGAAGACTTGAAGAAGTGTCCAGAAATCAAAAAGTTTGAGGAGAAGCCTCAGATTAAACAGAGTGATGTGAAGCCACATCTGGAATCATTCATACAAAGATTTATGGCGTGTCCCGAAGATACACATGTTGTGAAAATTACTCGTTTGAAAAAAGACTTTACAGTGTTAACAACATCTTCATATTGTGAGATAATTAGAGGTGATCACGAAGGAGCTGCGATGTCGTATGTTATCAAGAATGGTAAGATATCTCAAAAATGTCCAGTTTGTAAAAGGACTCCAAAGGGGAGTGTGAGAGTTCATGAACTTAGTGGTAGTGTGAAGCAAGCACTCAAACCACCCGAAAAAAAATAAAGCGCAACAGTAGAAGAATGGCTCTCATTCTCGTTGGTGTGACTGTGTATCTCGCAGTAAAACTCATCAACGATATTGAAATTCCCAAAATAGTACCAGAAACAGACGAATTTCACATGTATTCCGGTGTTCACCCAGAACTATATAAAGAGTATCTTAAGTATAAAAGTGAAGGGCGTCACATAGATGCGCAAAACGCTCTTGAAGAGCTCGCATTGTACGCGGATTTTGACTTTAGAGAAGAAATACAAGAAAAGATACTTAAAAGGCAAGAGTCTTTATTTATTTAAATGGTTCAGACCAGAACACGCTCAGGGAGACAAATAAAGAAGCCAGAACTCTATCAACCAGAAGAAACTGTTCTTGAAGACGATTACGCCCCCGAAGACCACGATTCCGACATTGGGTCAGACATTGATACAGAAGACGAGTACTATTCCGAAGACGACAGTGAAGACGACGACGATGAGGGTAGTTTGAAGGATTTTTTAGTGGACGATGACGAGGAGAGTGAGGAAGAAGACGCTTAAAAAAAACAAGGGATATATTAAAAAATGGAAACTGATATAGGAAATCCAATTGATTATAATCCAGCGACTGATCCATTTAAAGATCAAGGAAAGGATGAAGATAGTACACCAATAAACGATCAGAGTTTACAACAAAATGATCAATACTATTTTCAACCTTCAGAGATGATGTATCCACAACAACAATTTCAGCCATATCCAGAAAGAGCAGATTTTCTAACGGGTGTAGACAAATCTACATGGATTATAGCTTTTGCTGTCTTCTTATTAGGCTTTTTCATGGGGAAAACCATGCAACCAGTGATCCTCAGGTACGCTTGAGTATGGAACAAAGTCACCAATGTCCCCATAAATAGGGATAACCTTCCCTGTAATATCACGATTCATAACCTGTGTTGGATACACTGGCACGATAAACGCATCGCGAGTATCCTCAATAAATCCATGAGCTGTGCTCACCTTCTCATCTCTCCTACTTTTGTTTTTTGAAGACATACCCTGTTCAAAAAACAAAATAAAGAACGCACTTGTCAAAAGTATGGTCATAAGAATTTTCCACATTTTGCTTTAAAATTAACGAATATTATATTTAGGCTGATGAAACTTCTGGTTCACCCTCATCCTTAGCTTCTTCAATCTTAGCTTCGGTAGAAGAAGCCTGCTCTTCACGCCACTTGCGTCGCTCTTCCATCTCAGCGGCGACAACGGCATCAGCCTCCTTAACAAGATCTTCCATAGAGGCGTCTGGCTTTTCTTTCTTGAGGCGCTCAAGAACTTCGGCTGGGTGACTCACGGGTGGTTCATCTGGCTTGGTGTAGAAGAGTGAGTTTTCGTCACCAGGTTTCGCGTACGACTTCGCCTCCATCATGTCACGCTTACGCTCGTTGAACATCCGCGCAGCTTCAGATTGGTTCTCCTTGTAACCACTCATGATTTCCTCCAACTTCTCATTTTGGTAGTGAACATCCTCAATCTTGAGAGGATCTGGGGGGATGAGAAGCCACTTGTACATGTCAACAACATAGATGTCAAAGGTGTTATCTTCCTTTTGAAGACGCTTCGCGTGCGCGGCAGCTTCGTCGCGAGAGGCGAAGGCACCACGAATCTTGATACCGAACTTATCGTTCTTTTGTGGCGCTTCTGGACCAACGACAGAAAGGCATGCGTATAGCTGACCAGGAACAGTGGTATAATCTTGCTCAAGAGACATTTTATGTGTTATACTACCATTAAAACTTTAAGCCAGCTTAAAAGTATTATGTGATTATAAGTCAATGAGAACATTTTGGGATAAACAACCTGTTCCTCATGAAGGTATGACATACGAGGCTGGCAAAGAAATTGAAAAAGAGAGAAAGATGGTCAATGAACCCATTGAACTCCCCGATGGATTTTCGTGGACAGAGCCACCCCTTCAAGAAGTACATAAACTTTTGAGTGAACACTATGTGTGTGATGAAACATTTAAACTGTGCTATTCCCCCAATACTCTCAAATGGGCGACTGAATTACCTGGTAAGGGTATTCGCCACACCGAAAGTGGAGAACTCATTGGTTACATCTCGAGCGCACCCATGAAAGTGAGGGTGTGCAACGATATTCTTGACATGGTTCAGATCAATTTCCTTTGTGTCCATCCCAAGTATAGGGACAAGGGATTTGCTCCAATACTTATCAGTGAAATCAAAAGAATTGCAAACACAAACAATATTTGGCAAGCAGTATATACAGCGGTAACTAAAATACCAACACCCATAGTTAAGAGTACATATTGGCATAGATTCCTAAATATCAAGAGACTTGTCAAGACTGGATTCTATCAAACAGATCGTTTGAGGGAAAAATACTTTGAACTTCGTGGAACTTCACAATTTAGAAAGATGACTTCTAAAGATATTCCAAAAGTTACAATAATATTGAAAAAGTATTTTGAACAATTTAAAATTGCTCCAGTCATAAATAAAGATTGGGTAAAAAGATGGATACTTCCTATTAATTCTTATGTGAATGATGAGACTGAAGACTTTATCTCTTTCTATGACGTTCCATATGACCGAGTAGATAATTTGGACTCTGTGAAACAAGCATATGCGTTTTACATGGTCGGTGATGTTTACAATGACGCGTTTTTGATTGCTAGGAATTTGGGATACGATGTATTTAATACTCTAGACATTGGTCAGTTGCGAACCGATCTCGAGAGACTTAAGTTTTTACAGGGGAGTGGTCATGTTTATTATTACCTATTCAATTGGCTTCCATCTTCTTCAATTGGTTCTGAAGATGTACAGCTCAAATTACCTT